CAGAGGCCAATGGTTTATAGCACCATCTCGATTTTATCCCTTAGACTTAAGATACTGCACTATCCACCAAGACGATAATCCCGTCTGGTCCTTGACCATACTCTTCGTATAGCCAAGAAAATCTGGCATGAGATCGATAGCTTGCTTGGCGATGTTGTCAATATCGTCAAGAAAGCCTGGGATGTCTACTCCTAGGCGATATTTATCCCTTTTCATGCAAAATTCTGCGAACTGGTCACGTAGAGGATGATACTTCACATTCTCAATAATGGATAGCTGTCGCAAGGCTACCATTTTAGCTGACCACACGTCGGGGTCATAATAACGCTCCTGCTCCATCAGCCTACCAAGGGCGCGATAGGTTGAATAGACGCCTACACATACTCCATTCTGACGATAGTCTTTATGGTGCCACCGCCTAAGGTATATGCAGTCCTGTTTGCTCACATACTGCTTGCTCTCGTTCATTTCCAAACCATGTGCAGTATATGATCGCACTACATCTTCCACAGTTATGCCGGGATAGGTGAGAACTCCATCATCACCCAGGCACTGTGAATTAGGGTTAAGTTTGGTGGATTTATTGAGAGCCGCTTCATACTGTAAAGCACGATGAGCTAATGTCTCATCGGCATTGGTTCCACCAGAACCACTTCCCATACCGTGTTTACCACTCCGGATTTTACCATAATCATAAGCGAGAGGTATTTCATACTTAATGGGGAATACAGTTCGTAGCCAATAATCACCTTTTGGAGACAGGATATTACCCAGGATTTCACGTGCAGCCTGTTGCATATCCCAATTAAAGTGTTGGTCGAACTTAGAGAAATCAGTGCAGATAACCATGTCGTCCACTCCCTTTGTATCAAACATATCTGTGATACGCTGGTCGACTGCTTCCATGCTAACCCACGCAGGAACAAGATTGAATTTCTGACAACTTTCAATCAATGGTTGGTAAACCTGCAGTTCGTTGATGTTGACAGCAAAGGGAAACATCCAAACAACCCTCTGTTTAACGTCATCATCATCAGGACCTCCTTCTTGTCCTCTCCATCCTAAAACTGCGCATGAACCCCACAGTTGTCCAGCTCCTTTTGGGGGAACTATATAGTCATGGGGCATGTTGAGACTTTGGTTAATTATAGAAGATCTACAAAATAAGGTCTTCTTAACCACATCTCTACGTTTAGTGAAGTAAGGAGAGCCGGAGTTCGTCGATTTCTTCATAATGTCGACGGTTTTCTGTTGACTCCGGGGATCTAGTCCTCGTATCTGTTTGAATTCAGATACTACAGCCTTTATGGCTTTGTCAGATACAGGCGTTGATGATAGAGTGATATCATCATAGTAATGATCAATGTCATCGAGCCTTTCAGACAGTGGCTTCATGATTGACATTGGTCCGACTTTAGCCTTTAAGTCGTTTTCAAATTCCACAAGAGTTGGCCACTCGTCAGTGAGTGACTCAAGTGTGGAACTCCAGTCATTCAGAACACTTGCAACTGAGCGCCCTTTGGCAAATGTGGTTCTGTACTCATCCGGTTGTCCTTTGACGACTATGTCGAAATAGGACCGTAAGCCAGGATTTGGAAGATTGAAACAATCTTCAAACTTAATTTCATTATTTCTAGGCATAATGATGGCCTCCTTTCTTTAAAATTTGTAAA